TTTGTTTACAGCGGTGACTGATTTTTTAGTAGATACTTCCATTTCTTGTAAGTTGTTACCGGCACTCATTTGTATACTCCGAATAAAAAATCTTTGATTTATTCTATATTTATTTATAAATTAAAGATTTGAGAGATAATCATTTAACAGTTTCAACTTTGTCTGTTCTGACAATCTTCTCTGTCTTGTATATGACTCAACTCTTTGTCTTGTCATTTGTGCTGCTTTTTCTTTGAGAATTCCACCTTCCCAAACCCACTCCTTTCCTTCCATAATGCCTTGAACAAAAGCATCTGGGGCAGAAGGATCTGCAACAATATCTGCTGCAGTTGCTAGCATAAAGTCATCAGCAACATATCTGACACCATTTTTTTCTACAAGAGAACCAATTCCTCTTGAAGAAACTCCAAGTTTTACGCCTTCACCAAGAAGAGATTTTGCAATGTTTCCCATTGGGGTGTCAAGGATTTTTGCCTTGCCAACGAAATTATTACCCTCTGAATGAAGAGAAGTGATCATATGAGAAACTCTGTCCAGATTTACAGTAGGTCCATCTGGATGACCAAGTTCTCCAAGAGCACGACCATTCTTAATGAATGTGTCATTATATCTCTTGACTTCTCTTTCTAAAATAGAAAATGGGTAGCATCTACCATTTCTATTTGTGACTTCAGCCTGAAGAAATGGTCCTGTGATGTACAGTGATTGAACACCATTTTTCTCTTCAGTAATAATTTCTACTGATTCTATCTCTTCTGTGATGAGTTTCATTTTTTTAGTTTGTAAATCCTACTTTATTGGCTGGAATGTCTGAGGTTGCCCAAATAACATGAGATGCTACTTTTTCAATGAATTCTACTGATCCAGATGGCATAGCAAAATATGAAGTGCTGGCAGCACCTATGGATTCACAAACTCCAACTGTCACAATTCCTGCAGTATTGTTATACAACCTGACAACAGTTGCATAAGAAATACTGGTAGCAGCTCCAGCAGAGGTTCCAAGATTTTCTTGAGTGGCTATAATTTTAGTTCTTTGCATCATTCCTCTGTTTCTTGAGATAGTGCATTACCAAACATCGATTGTGCAACTGCTGGTCTATATGAATTGATTTTTTCTGCAGATTTAGCATACAAGATTTCTTTAATCTTGTTTGAAGCTGCCTCTGCAGAATTATCAGTCATTAAAATATCCAACAAATCATAATCAGGATCCATAAAAATTCCTCAAAAATTTATAAAAGTATTTATATTTCTGCTGCTTTGGTATTTATTCTTGTAGAAGATGATGCTTCAGGATCAATAGAAGTACCTTGCCCATCCAATCCAGGTTCCATTGGAACTTGTCCTAACATCTGCATTTGTTGATCTATAGAAACTGGAAGAATTGGTGAACCTCCAGGACCCATAGGTATATTTTCTTTAGGGTCTGCATAATCACCTTGTTGAATTTCTTTTTTAATCATTTTGTCCTGGTCAATAATTTCTTGATCAGTTTGACGTAGAACTTTTCTTCTTACGTAGTCTTTGGAATAATATGTGCCAATATAAGGTTGAACTGCAGCAGCAAGATTGAGACGCTCATTCATCAATTCAGTTTCTTTTAGTTCTGCAAAATGACTATCATACAAGTAGTCATACTGAATATGATCACTAATTTTTTCCCAATCTTCTGGAGTTACAATGTTTTTCAGAATTAACTGTGTCTTGAGCATGTCATGGAATAAATGGCAAAATCTCTTTCTCAATCTTCCAATAAACTTACCAAACATCAATTCATCTCTTAAGATTTCAGATGAACGACCTAAGTTGAACCCACCATCAGAAGATGTTCTTGTTTCTGGAACATTCAACGATCTAAAAAGTTTTTTCTGGAAATAATGAACATCAGTCAGTTCTCCAAGATTTTGTCCACCAGGAAGAGTTGTGATCTCTGTTCCACGACCACCTTCTCTTCTTGGGAGCCAGAAATCTTCCATCATGCTCATAAATCTTTTATCATCACGCATTTCACCAGTGTTGGCATCATAAACAAGTTTGTTTCTATACCTGTTCATAACATCTCTAAGGTATTGCTCTGCCTTTACCTTAGGAAGATTGCCAACATCAATGTAGAAAATTCTACGTTCTGGAGCACGTGATAATCTGTAGATAACCAAAGCATCTTCAATCATTCTTAGTTGATTGAGTGCTTTGATTGCTTTATGCATGTATGATAATGTAAGTTTTCTGTTCCTATCTACAAGACCAGAAGTTACAAACGTAACAGCATCTTTTGCTATTTGAATGCCTTTACCAGATGAAGCATGTTTTTGGATACTTGATTCTGGAAAATACATAAAGTATTCATCAATCTCTGGTTCAATAAAAGCATCTCTATCTTTTGAATCTATAGTATATGCTTTTCCAAGTTCTTGTCCAGTTTTTCTTTCAACCCTCATAAACTTAACTTTAAGAGGATCAATGTTTCTAATATCTTTAATTCCTTCTTCAGGGTTCTTTAAATCAATTACTTTGTGATATAAAAGACGTCCATCAACATACCAGTTTCTAAAAATTTCATGGGACTTTTTATCAAAGTCCATCAAATCTTTGATGTATTTAAACTCATCTCTAATAATTTTTTTTAATGTATCACTTGCATTCAAATTGCTTAATTCAATCTCAATTGGAGAGTCATTTAAATCACTGATAATTGCTTCATTAACTATGTTTTCAATAGCATTATCACACTCAGGGTGCAATGCCATTTCACGATATCTTCTAATCAGGTCATATTCATTTCTGAATACACCTTCAATATCTACATATTGCCCATAAAATCCACTGGTAATGTAATAGTCAACCCCATCCTCGTTATTTTCGGGGACGGGGGATATAGCACTTTTAGGTAATTTAGAATCGTCCTCAATAGAAAATCCAAAAAGCTTTGGCATAGTATAATTTTAAACTGTAGAAGTATTTAGACGACGACTGGAGTGTTGTTTCCAGTGTAAGATTCCCAGTACTGAACTTGGAGATCTACTGTAAACTCTTCAATTTCATTTTCATTGTTATATGAAAGATCAATTGAAGAAACAGCAGTTGGGAATACACCTCTAACAACATATTTTCTAAGAACCTCAATAGTTGATCCATTCTGATTTCCTGGTGTATTCAGTGCTCCAACTGGACCTCTTGAAAGTTGAGTAACATTCATATCAGCCATATACTCTAATGGATTGATAGTACCAGAACCATCAGAAGCTTTGGTGATATAGTTTACCCATCTTTCAAAAAATGTTCTCCATTTGAAATCAGTATCATTGATGATGGTAATAGTCCAAACATCAAAGGTTCTATCTCCAGCAATCTTAAGGGTTCTTCCTCTAAATGGAACTGGAATTTCAGTGATGTTTGATGCAGGCATACCAGCTGCCTTAATAAGCATCAAATCTCCTTCATCAAAAGTGACATTAAGTTGTGAGAAGATTGAGTTAATTGCTCCAGTTGAAGTTGCAGTGGTGCCAGGAAGTCCACCTTGCTCTGAACCAAAACTTACTTCAAATAAGTTACTACGAGCACCACCACCTTTTAATTTGGTTTTAAATGCATCAATTGTCCTTTGTTGGAAAGTAGCCATTTTAGTTTCTCCTGATTAAATTAAACTGTACCTACAATTGTTTCAAATGAAACCCCAGTTCTGGTAGCAACAAAGGTCAGACCAATGAAGTTGATTGATCTTGCTGGTTTTACATAGATGTCAGCAATGAACTCATTTCTGTCAATTACATCAGGGGTATTGTTAGTTTCATCACAAACTAAGAGGAAGTCAGTGATACCTCTCTTGATTTGAACATCTCTCAAGTATGGCTCAACAATGTTAATGAAGTTTGCTCTTGTGGTTGCATCATTAAATTCAAACAGTTGAGCATTTGCTGCACCTTTGACAGCTTGTTCAAGAGTGATGAATAGTCTTCTGACATTGATTCTATCAAATGCTGATTGATATGAAAGGGCAGTCTTGTCTCCAAAGAGAATAATGCCTGAACCAGGAGATGAAATGACTGGGTTGATTCTCTGTGAATACAGTTGATCTCTTGCATTCTGATCTGGATTGTATGCAAGTTTAATTGCATACTTTATGGTTCCTCTAGAACTTCCTGCTGGTGAGTACCAAGGAAATTGTTCAATGTCAGTTCTTGCACAGAGACCAGCAACATCAGCAGAGCAAGGAATATACACAAACTGCTGATTGTATCTGTCATAAACATATTGATATCCACTATCAAACACTGCATATGATGAAGATGTCAGTGGACTGAAGAATGAAAGAACATTTGCAAGTTGTGTTGCTGCAGGGGTTACATTAACGATCAGTTCTCTACTTGGTGAAATAAATGCAACACAATCCTTTCTTGATTCTGCAATTGAGATCAGATAATTTGCTTTTGCTTGCTCTTGCTCTTTACCTAATCCAGTGCTTCCTTG